TTCGGCATCTGAGGCCGTGCCAGAATAAATACTGTCGAATTCGTCCTTTGTGATAGTTTCGCCAACGATTGGAATAAGGGCATCAAAATTGTCTTTTAAGCTTGCTGCATAATCAAAGCCCAGGGTTTCGGTTTGTAATGCAATCGCTTGTTTAATCTCGTCTGCAATATATTGCTGGGCACTGACTTGCTCTGGCAATGCGTTTAAGTCAGTGATAACGCTTGCTTTTACACGCTCGTAATCCAGCGCGGTTGTTGACTTGGCCAGAGCGTCGTCTAAATATGCTTGTGCTGATTGAGTGATTGAGCTTAAAGCGTTTTGGTCGCCACCTTGGGCTAGCGATAAATCGCTGGCATAACTGGCGCCGGTTGCCGATGCACCCAACACCAAAGCAGCAGTAAACTGTTTAATCGTTTTGAACGCACCGCCAAGGTTACCCAGCACACCAGACAAAGCAGACTGATAGCTGGACTGGGCCGCTTTTGCTTTATCGATTGCAGCCGCTTCATCTTGTAGGGCCCACAAGCGTTTTTGCTGTGCTTTTAACAATGGGTCTACCGCCTTCAATTCTTGTTCACGTTGATATGCCAAAGCTTGCTGCGGATCAATCATGTCAAGCAATGCCGACTTTAAAGATGATGACTGAGACTCAAATACCATGTATTGACTAACCAGGGCTTTTTCAGCATCCCGCACGATCTGCTCGCGAGCCTGCCTTTCTTGGTCGGCGATACGCGCGTTTTGCTCGCGAGCCTGCCTTTCTTGGTCGGCGATACGCGCGTTTTGCTCGGCTATACGCGCTTTTTCATCTGCTGCTTTAGCCGCTGCTTGCTGCTCAGCTTGGGTTTCAGCTGCTAATCGCTTCAGAGTGTCTGTTAAAGATTCGCCTTGATACCGCATATCTTCTAAGCGCGGACGTAACCCGCCAATCGAATCAATCGCTTCATCAGTTACCTTTCCCACCGCATCGGCCATTGCACCCCGAATATCGCCATCTTTCCCTGCCGAGACTTTAACGTTTGTCGAAAAATCATTGGCTAAGTCATAACCGATTTGATTTGCGATTGTGTCGATATCCCTCAACAAGCTGTTGACCGTGACGCCTAGGCTATCTGAGATGTCAGTAGTATTGGTTTTGGTTTTTGAACTGGAGAAAAGGCCGCCAGACTTTTTACTTGTGACCGCTTGCTCGGCACTTACATAGTCAAGCCCCCCGGACAGAGAGATTTCTGCATTCTTGCGCTTCCAATCACCGCCGAATAATGGCTTGCTGATTGCACCGCCTGTCACTTGATCGATTGCGATTGCACCCAAAAGATATGGCGCAACCGTTGCAGTACCCGCAGCCAAGCTTCCAGAGGTTGTGCCAAATGCTTCAGCCGTCATGCTTGCGCCAGCCGTGCCAAACTCAGCAGTTTGTGCGGCAAGCATGGATGCTTGTTGTGATCCGGCACCCGCCATCATTGATAGGCCGTAACCGAGTCCTTGACTAAGCAAGTTCAAACCGGAGGACTGGCTATCCGTCCCCATTGCGGACATAATAATCGGTTTAGTAATAGCGGCATGCGCCATTTCGGCGAGCATGCGCTTAAAAGACTCCTGAATAAAGTCAAATGCAGTCTTAGAGCCATCCGCAACGTCATACCACATTTGAGCAAAGCCGTCATCTAAACGCCGGAATAAATTCTCGTAGATAACATTGCGCGCTTCAGCAGCGGCTTTTTCTGACTCCAAAGCGGTCTTATTGGCTTTCTCAAGTTCAAATAGTGCCTTGGTTTCTACACCGATCGCATTGATTTGGTCGCGACTGTATCCTTTGTTAGCAGCTGCTCTCATCGCTTCTGCCGCCGTGACATCGGCATTAGTCAACTTGTACTTGATCATTCCAAAACGCAGTTGCTCGATGTCGCTTGCATAAGCTTTATTGATTTTATTTAGAGCTGCTTGAACCTTGGCGTCGGCTTCTAGCTCTTTGCGGTATTCTTTGTGATACTGTTTAGATGCCTCATTCCAAGCCTTCTCGTTTTCAGTATTTGCTTTGGCTATTTCAGCGACCATCGTTTCTGAGTATTTCATGGCGGCTGCTATTTCAGCTTCGACCTTATCGATCCCATCAACGATGGTGACCTCTTCAGTCATATCAGCCAGTTTTTGTTTTAAGGCATTTAATTGGGCTTCGTATTGTTTAATCATGCCATCGGCATAGGCTGCACCAGCGTATGGCTTCAGCTGATTTATTTGCTGGTTAAGCAGATCGATTTCGGTTTTTGTTGTGCGAATATGAGTGTTGTAAGTATTAATTTCGTCTTGAGCTGTTTTACCAAACACCTGTTGTTGCAGTTGCTCAGCTTCTTTGCGCAGGGTTTCAGTATTTGTAAAGGCACGATAAATTGAGTTAGATAACTTATCTAACACACCGATTGAAGTTGTTATAACTCCGTTCGAGCTTTCACCAATAGCATTAAAAGCTTTATCCCAATTATCTTGCAAGTTTGACAGTTGACCGCCAACCGTTTCCATCTGTCTGGCCATGCCGCCCGCAAAATTCACTTCGCCCAGATTGACTAGGTAATCTTCAATTTCAGATGCATTTTTAGCCACTTCAGTGGTGACACCACGAAATGTAAACTTGACGTTTTCGCCCTCTGATCGAGCCTTGATACCAAACTCTTTTAACCGCTCAAATTCACCTGTGGCAGCATCCGCAACCGCTTCTATCATTTGGTTAAGAGATTTACCCATAGATGATGCGGTATCACCGTATGAACGCATGGCGCGCTCTGAAGATTTAAGGCCAAGCGCCTCCATCTTGATGAATGAGTCGGTTACTTCTGATAGTTGAAAAGGGGTGGTCGATGCAAACTGTTTGATTTGAGCGAAGGCTTCGTCGGCTGCAACAGTTGACCCCGTTACCGTGACCAATGATGCTTTTAGACTGTCAAATTCTTTGGTGACAGCAAGTACGTCTGATGCAATGGCGGTTAAACCCCAACCAGCAAATGCCAGTGCGCCATAATGACCAATTTTCTTGAGCGATGCGGACATTGCATCAGTTTTTGTTGTAGTATCAGTCGCTTGATTTTTGACACTCTTTAAGTCATTATTAACATCCTTGACGAACCCAGATACATTGCCGTCTGCATTGATCGTCAATTTCACTGAAAGGTTGTTATTATTCATGACTCATTACACACCGTTTGTTTTGATTGTTACACTGGTTTTATTAACTGGTTTGACCATGACGCCACTGGCGCCGGTCGCAAAAATATTGTTTATAGCGCTTTTCTTGTACAGCAGCTTTTATTCTGTATTCAGGCTCTTTATTCGCCGTTAAGCAGTGATAAAGCCGCACGCTCAATAGTTTGTAGCTTGTCGAATAGGGTGTCATGATCTTCGTTCTTAAAGACTCGCCGCATAACTACTTCCGCTGCTTGATAATTCAAACCTGTCCTAACCGCACCAGCCATACCACTTATGTACTGCCACTGTGTTTGCAGCCTCAAAAACAAGTTGATTGCAGCCCAGTTTTCTTCTAGCACAAAATAGTCTTGTTGCTGTGCCACCTCGACTTGAGGTGCATCTTCAAACATCGATGCGAGTTGATCATTAACATCGCCTGCATCGATTTGAGATTGCTTAGGGATTAAGTGTTTGACTGCTCCAACCAGGTTCGCTGCTTCTTCGCAAGATTCTCGTTTCCCAGCGCCCACGCGCTAGCAATCAAGCCACTCAGCTGAGCATCATCTTTTACCGCTTTAATCGTCTCTTCCGGGGTTAAGGTGCGGCCGGTATCATCAGTTAATTCCAAACCACTAATGCTTGTAATTAAGTCAACTACCTTGGCATCTTCATCTTTTTTGAGTATGCGCATTTCTGCAAAAAAAGACTGCATCTCTTCGCCAACCGGAACAGGTACTTCGATTTTTTGAGTGCGATTTACGTTTAATTTAATAGCCATTTAAGACTCCTAAAATTTGAGTTAATTGGGTTATAAAGCCTGGTTAAATTGACCAGGCCTGGTGGTTTTTAGTGGTTACGACTGGGTGATGGTTAAATCGGTGTTGGCCGTTAAAGGCTTAATGTCGGCGACAACGTCGACATTGGCGATTTCGCCATCCCACGACACTTTGGCCGTTTTGACTTGTAAATTTGGCACATTAACAGTCAATGTGCTGCCAGCAGCTGTGCCGTGTACTGCATTTAAAGCACCTTCAGTGTTGGCCGAGGCGTTTTGCAAAGCCGTAACTAGCTCGGCATCGGTGGTTCTAAAGCTGAGATTAACTGACCCTTGACGGCCAACGATTTCAACCTCTTCTTTCTCCGTGTCTTCAACAAACTGAGTCTGCACACCCAAGTCGATTGACAACTTAGACATCCGCACCGCGCTGTTTAAAAACGTGACCGATGCGGTAGCTTTAGTTTGACCTTGAGGTGCTTTAAATGCAGAGTGATCCACACCAGCCAAAGCCGTTGTTTCCACCGTTGGGTCTTGATAAAGACTCATCAGATCGAATTTGATAGACGGAATCGTCTGGGCATCGAGGTTAAGAGTGAATTTACCGCGTGCACCAGGCAAAACCTGTTGCAGCTTAGCAATGCGATACAAGATTGTTGCTGACTCAAAAGCGGTGCCGATTGGCGTGTATGTCACATCAGTTGCACCGATCACTTCACCCATGCCACAAGCGCGCAACAATTTTCCCCAAGCAGGAGGGGTAG